GTTCGATGACGTCACAGGTAACCTCGACGAAAGCCTTAGCCGTACCGTCGTAACCGATGGCCACAGATGCACGATCCGCGATGTTCTTGATGGTCTCCGCCGGGGCGAACATGTCAGCCTTAGGCACGACCACTGAAACCTGGATCTCAGGGTCTGGAGAAAATGGATTGGGCTCGACCTTGTCGACGTATCCGTACGTGACAATGTCGGGAAGCTCGTCGTCATCAAACCACAGACGCACTCTTTCCCCCGGGGGGAAAATGCTGTACATCTTGTACTTCAGTGTGGTGATGGTCTCGTTCTTTGCGTAGTTCGGGTCATACCCGATCTTGAGAACGACGTTACGGCCCCCTCTGCGGGCGGACTGGAAATAGTTGTCATCTCCAGTTGCATAGGGGGCCGTAACGACGGCGGCGTCCGTGGGGCCAGTGCCTGTGATGGACTTGATGAAATATGACACGCCCGTACTCGGCTCGAGCATGGACAGTACGGTCTGAGGGAGATCAGTCTCGTCCATGTTGTTAACGAGCACGTTGCGCAGCATTAGTTGTCCTTATCCAGGGCACTGGCCGCGAGGGACAGCGCGTTCTTACTCTGTCGGTAGATCTCGATGTCGTCGAGAGCCTTGGGTGACGTGTTCTTCTGATCGATGGTGATCGACTTGTGCACGATGGGGGCCGGCTTCTCCGTCTCGGCCTTCGCCGCACGGTTCTCCGTGACCTCAGCGTTAGCGATCTTCGCCGAAGCGAACGATGCCTTAGCCTTGATCGACTGCACACCCATCAGTCCGCCGATGTTCTTGGCGTTCTTCTGCACATCCGAGAGGTCAAGGACCGGACGGATTGTCGGGTTGGTGTTGATGTCCTTCGATGCGATGGACGCCACGTTCGACATAGCGTTGCGCATGCCGGTGACTGCAGCAGAGCCAACCTTCTGGGAGCTGCGCGACACACTAGTCGCCATGCTGTCCAGACCGTTTGCCATGCCCTCGCCCGAATATGCACCGATCTCATGGAACACCCGAGATGGCGAGTGGATGCCAAGGAAGTTCTTCGCCTTGTTGACTGCCCCGGACGCAAGGTCCTGAGCCTTCTGGGCGACGTCACTTACCTTGCTCGCCAGACCACCACTCATGCCGTCGGCCACCGCGAGACCCAGACGCTTACCGGCGGCCTGCATCTCTCCCGTGTGTGACTCGACGGCGTCAGCGACACCATTCACGAAGTCCACAACAGCGTCTGCACCAGCGTTAGCCAGCTTGACTGCGTTGGATCCGATCGCGTTGATGAACTTGATCACCGTGTTGGTGCCGGCGTCCGTGACCTTCTGAGCATTGTCGCCAATGCCGTTGATGAGGGCCACAATGACGTCCGTAGCCGCCTTTGACAGCGCCGGGATCTTGTTCGCGATACCCTGCAGGAAGTTGATCAGGATGTTGGTACCCCGATCGATCCAGCTGGGCAGCTTGGTGTCGACTGTCTTGAGCATCAGGTCGATCAGCATCGAGATCGTCGATACGATCTGCGGTGCCAGCGTCTGGATAGCCGTCAGCAGTGACGAGATCAGTGCCGTGAAGGCAGCGATCATCGCCGGACCACCTGTGGCGATCACAGTCGCAAACCCGATGATCCCCTCACCGAGCTTCTGCATCAGGAGAGGTATCAGGTTGATCAGTGGTGTGATACCAGCGGCAGCAGCGGGACCAGCCGCACCCAGAGCCGAGAGACCTGTTGCCAGGATTCCCAATCCGAGAGCTGCAGCACCGATACCAACGCCGATGAGCACCAGCGCAACACCCAGCCCCACCAGACCCGGGATTGCCGGGATCAGGAGGATACCCGCGACCGCGATCGCAAGCAGGCCGAGACCCAGAGCAGCCATCGCCATTCCGATCTCACCCCACGAGAGGGCACTGAGCAGAATAAGCGGCGGCACCAGGAGCCCGAGAGCCAGGGCAGCCACAACGAGCGCAGCAGCACCAGGCAGGGCTCCCGCCATGGCGTACATCGCGAGCGCAAGGACACCGAGGGCACTCGCCATGACAGCGATAGCCTTACCGAAGTCCTCCCACGACAGCTTGGCGAAGCCCTTGAGAGCCTTGCCCAGCATACCGAGAGCGATCGACACGATGCCGAGCGCCACACCGAAGCCGGCGAACTGCACGGGGTTGATCGCTGCGGATGCGATGCCCATGATGAGCAGAGCCGCCGCCAGAGCACCGAGACCCTTTGCCAGATCAGGCAGAGACATTGCTCCGAGCTTGCTGACGGGCTTGACCAGCATGTCGATGGCGAACGCGATAGCGATCAGACCCACCCCGGTCGCAAGCAGACCCTTGGTCGTACCAACGGCTCTCGTGAAGCCGGCGATCAGACCCAGGATCAGTGCGATACCGGCCATACCCTGCGTCACCGCTCCGATGTCACCCTTACCGATGGCGAGGATGGCCTTGGAGAAGAGATACATGGCCTGGGACAGCGCGAAGAGCGCGAGAGCACCAAGGATGGCCTCACCGCTGCTCTTGCCCATGATCTTCAAATATCCGATCGTGGCTGCCAGGATGCCGGCGAACGCAGTCATGCCGCGCCCAACCTCACCCCAGTCCAGCGACGCCAGACTCGAAACCGCCTTGGCCATGATGTTCAGGCCAGCGCCCAAGACGATCATGGCAAGCCCAGCGGTGATCATGCCCTTCGCCGAGGTGTTCAGCGAATATGACACACCGACCATGAGCGCGATGATGCCCGTGACGCCAGTCAGACCTCGAGCCAGCTCGCCCCAGTCGAGACGAGAGAGCTTGGCGACTGCCGACCCCAGGATCAGGATCGCGACACCCAGGACGATGAGCCCACCCGCCAGTAGCGGGATCTTGGCGATGCCTTGGATGCCTGCAACCTTGGCGAAGACCGCCATGGCCCCGGAGAGCTGACCGAACATGACCGTGATGGCCACAAGGGCCGCCGTCAGTCGTTCGGAGTCGATCAGCGACAGGACTACCAGCGATGCCGCGAGGACACCGATGGCGATGGCGATGGTGAGGAGTGCCTTGGCCTTCAGCTGTTGCTGCATGGCGCCGAGCGTGTCCGTCACGCCACCGAGTACGTCCGTGATGGACGACTTGATGCCGGCGGCTTCTTCCTCATCCTTCTTGCCGAAGATCGCACCGAGGATGCCGTTGCTGAACAGCCCACGGAGACGTCCCACGAAGAGCATGACCGTCGTCAGCACACCACCAAGCAGCAGCGCGTTGATTCCGTCCAGGACCTTCTGGAAGTTACCCGTCGAGATGCCGTCCTTGAACGTTTCCCAGAAGCTCTTGATCTTCTTGCCGACCTTGTCAGCGGATTCGCCGGCCTTGTCGGAGCCTTCGCTCATCTTGTCGAAGAAGGCGGTCCACTTCTCCTTGATCCAGTCCGCGATCTTGCCGATGGCCTCGCCGATGGACTTGAATCGCTGGCCAAAGCGACCAAATATGCCGGCGTACTTCGTCAGGTCGATCGAGGTGATGCTCTCGTACGCCGTCTTGAACCACTGGCCGACGGCGCCGAAGAAGGCCTTGATCCCCGAGGGGTCGAAGCCTGTGAACACCGTGAAGAGGCTCACGATTGCGTCGCCGAAGGCACGAGCGGCCTTGATCGGGAACGCGATGATCTTACCGAGGACCGTGAAGAACTTCTGGAGCTTTCCACCCTCGGCGAGGAAGTCCCGAACCGCGACGATGCCGTTACCGATACCGCCGGTGAACTGGAATATGCCGCCCTTGGCCTGGCTGCCAGTGAAGGCGCTGAAGATAGCGCCCACGATGGTCAGCAGACCCTGGAAGACCATGAAGCCGATCTGCACGAGCGCGAAGAGACCCTTGAAGGTGTTCTTCAGGCCCTCGGCGGCCGGCTTCCCGATGATGAGCAGCTTGGTGAACTCTCGGAAGCCCTTCGCAACGCGCTGGACGACAAGAGGTGCTGCGGCAGGGAACATCTCAGCGAATGCGTCCTGCGCAGGCTTGACGATCGCCTTGATCGCCTTGACGATGTTCTGGAGCCCCTGGGTGAGGGGTCCCATGGCGGCCGTGAACGCACTGAAGTCGAGGCTGCGGAGGAACTTGACCATGGAGGTCGTCGACCGCTGCTTGAACTTGTCGTACGCGAGGATGACCGGGTCGATCGCCTCCTTGACCTTGTCGAACACAGGCGCAAGCTCGTTGAGGATGCGTCGGCTGGACTCGAGGTTGGGCGTCTGGAACGCAGCACCGATACGAGACAGAGCAGCACGCATGTTGGACAGCGCACCAGAATATGTTTCGTTCGCCTTGGCCGCGTTCTTACCGAACGTCTCGTCCATCGCGTCACGGAAGGTCGCGAAGTCGATCTTGCCCTTGGTGACCATCTCACGGACGTCCTGCTCGGTCTTGCCGAGAGACTTACCGAGGATAGCCGCCGCGTTGATGCCTCGACCAGAGAGCTGGAGGAGGTCATCACCCATCAGACGGGTGTTACCCGCAACACCGATGAAGATGCTGGAGATGTCGTCGTAGGACGAGCCGGTCTGAGCTGCCACACCCGCGATTGCACGCAGAGTGTTGGTCATCTCCTTGCCGAGAGGGATCTGTGACGCCGCCAGCTGGCCAGCAGCCGAAGCCGCCTCGTCCAGACCGAAGGCCGTTCCCTTCACAGCCGCAAGCGCGTTGCCCATGGCCTCTTCGACACTGATGCCGAGGCCCTTGAACTGGAACTTCGCTTGTTCGATGTTCTCTGCTCGGTTACGTCCACCCTGGATGAGTGGATCGAGCACTTGGTTGAGGAGCCCGGCGCCGAAGTTGAGCGCCTTGTTCGTCAGGTTGTTCAGAACCGAGAACCCGATGGCTCCCAGCGCGTTGAACTTCGATGCGACCTTCTGAACACCGTCGGCGATGTTCTGCATCGAGAAGCGGTTGACCTTGTTCTCGACCTGCTGGAGGCCTTCGGAAGCACCCTGGAGCTTGAGGCCCTGCTTGAGCTTGTCAAGCGTGCTCAGAGTCTGGGTGACACCCTTCTGGAAGTCGCCCTTGTCGAACTTCATCTCTACGACGCGCTCGTCGACACTACTCATGAGGATGTCACCACCTTCCACACCTCATCGGCGATGTTGTCAAATATGGGTCGCATTGCTGGATTGATGTAGTCCTGCCCCTCGACGTATCCGCCTCGTCCGGTACCGTGACCGTATTGCAGCATGATCGCGATGGGGAATCCGTTGGGCGTGTGGGAGTTTGTCCAGGTGATGGACGTCGTGTCACCTGAAATATCCACGTGGTAGTCCCACGCAGCCGCCGTTGCACCCGATTCTTTAGGCGTGGCAGAGCGGAGAGCCGAAACCCCCCGCTCGCCAAGCCCATCGAGGACCCGAAATATGTCTCCGGACGACACCTTCTTCAGAAACTTCTCAAGGTTCCCGAAGTCGCCCTTGTTCTTGAAGGAGAATCCCACCTCGGCTCCGTTTCTAAATATGTCAGGCCTTCATGATCCAGATCATGGTGATGTACGGAGGTACGTCGAGCGTCGTTTCCGTGCGACCAGACAGATCGACCCATTTGGTTCGAGCCGAAGGATTCGGGTTGTTGTTGTACGTGCCGTTGACACGATCCGTACCACCGTAAGAACCAGTAGCAGCGGTTCTGCCCTTCAGCATCATGCTGCCCGAGTCCGTGAACTCCAGCTGAGCACCTGCACGAGCCCCGTTGAGGTCGTGCGAGTGCGTTGTCGCTCCACCGGCCTGACCAAGCTCGTCGAATCCGTTCGTGCCCTTACCCGCGATGAAGCGGCCTCGGAAGTCAGGAGTCTTGAACGTGGTCGAACCGTCGCCCTCACCGTACGTCGTGCCGAGTACCGCAAACAGTCCGGGGTAGTCAGTACGACTCAGGGTCCGACCGTTGAGGATGAACCATCCAGACGGCGGGGTGTCGCTCGGCCATGCGATGATCGCTCCCGTGGGGGCAAGCGGACCAGCTGGGCCCTGTGAGCCGGTGGCGCCACGTGCTCCCTGGGGGCCGTCGGCTCCCGCAGGACCCTGAGGACCGATGTCACCAGTCGGACCAGTCGGACCAGCGGCGCCGGTAGCACCAGTAGCACCGGTGTCGCCCTTGGGGCCGGCAGAACCCTGGAGGCCTGTCGCACCAGTAGCGCCGGTGTCGCCCTTCGGACCCTGAGGACCTGTAAGACCGATCGAACCAGTGTCGCCCTTGGGACCCTGAGGACCCGTAGCGCCTACTGAACCAGTAGCACCAGTGTCGCCCTTGATACCCTGGACACCTTGAGCGCCAGTGAGTCCGGTGTCACCCTTGGGACCCTGAGGTCCTGTGGCGCCGTCCTTGCCGGAGGGACCCTGGATGCCTTGTGGGCCAGGGTCGCCATCAGCACCGACGTAACCATCGACCCCGCGCTCGCCCTGGATGCCCTGAGGACCCTGCGGACCCGTGTCACCCTTCGCACCTTGCGGTCCGGTAGCACCGGTGTCGCCCTTGGGGCCCTGCTGCTCGACTTCGACCCAGCCCGTCCACGACGGTCCTTCCACCTCAATGGACTGACGAGTGAACGTGCGTCGGGCTACGTCCCCGGTGAACCCGATGGCCTTCTGGTACACCCAGTCTGAGTTGCCGCTGTACCGCTGCACCTGGATATAGAACCAGCCAGGATCATCGAGCGGGGCGTGCGTCATCTGGTTGCCGTTGAACCAACCGTT